CGCGAGTTCGACGCCGCGAAGCTCATATTCGGCCTGCTCCTCGACGGACCCGGCCATCTGCTGCCGAGCCGAAAGCGCTTGCTGCGAATAGCCGACAAGTTCGTCCTGAAACTGCTGTTCGATCTCGGCTGCGGAACGACCGCCGCTTCCGGTTCGATCCTTTTTCCCGCCGCCGCCTTCGCTGCCCCCGCCGCCTGCGCCTGCGACCGAAGGGAGGTTGATCGGTGCCATCGCGGCGTCGATCTGCTTATCTAGAAGAGACTTGGCCTTCATCAACTCGAGGACTGTAGCCTCCGCCGCTTTTGCGTTCGCGTCAGCCTGCCCCGCATCCCTTCGAGCGGCGTTGAACCGCTGCTGACTTCCGGAAATGCGGCCCTGAACGCCCTCGCCGGGACCGGCGCCGGACGCGAGACGCGCCGTCTCGCGAGCCTTGCCCCGCGCACGGATAGCCTCATACTCCGCGAGGATCAGGGACGCCTGCGCGCCAGCCAGCTTCTGCTTGGTCAGTTCGCGTTCGGCGATAGCGGCGCGGAGTGCATTCTCGCGAGCCTTGCCGTGGGCGGTAGCAAGTTCATTTGCGGCAGATTCGGCGTTCTTCGAAGCCTGCTTAGCCGTCGCAAGCGCCTGACTGTACGCCCTCGTAGCCGGAACGGCTTCACTGGTTCGACGGGTCAAAAGGTAGACTGCGCCCGCCAAGACCGCGATCGCCGCGCCGACCCCCGTGGCGATCAACAGGCCTCGAATGGCAATCGCAAGCACGCGCATGGCCACCGCTGTCGTCCCGCCGGTGACTGCCAATGCGGCAAGCTCCAAACGCAATAGCAGGAAGGCCGGGATAAGTTGCGCCTTCATCACCGCGAGCAGCGGCGCGAGCGCGCTTGTCACGGCGCCGATGCCGATGACGACCGGACCCAGCGCGGCGGCGATCGTTCCAACGACGGCGACGAATTGCAGCACGCCGGGGCTCGCCTGTGAAAGCGTGTCCACAAAGTCGGCGATTTTTGAAACGAGGGCCGTGACCGCTTCGAGCACGCCCGATTGGCCGATCCGAATGGCGAGGGTTTCGATCGCGCCTTTCAGATTTTCGAGCTGACCATAGAAGCCTTTGAGCCGCTCTTGCGCTTGAGCGGCGGCGTCTGTGCGCTTGATCGCAGCGGCCACGTTGTCGAGACCTTGGGCGCCTTGCTGCATCAGGCCGATGGCCGTTCGCATCGCGTCCGTGCCGAAGATTTCCTTCAGAACGTTGGTTTTCGCCTCGTCGTTCAACCCCGAAAGCTTCGTCCGCAGCTGCTCGGCGATCTCCGCCATGGACTTCAAGCTTCCGTTGGCATTGAAGAATTCGAGCCCGTAGGCCGCAATCGCTTCTTTTGCCTGTTTCGAGTTTCCGGTCAGCGAGGTGAGGAAGGTCTTGAACGACGTGCCGGCATCGGATCCCGACGCGAACAGCGAGGATGTGGCGGCCAAGACAGTGTTGAAGTCGGTGAAGTCGACGCCCAGCCCGCCAGCGACACCTCCGGCCTGTCCGATGGCGAGGGCATAATCCTCGAAGTCCAGCTTCGACTGGTTCACCGCGCCGGTGATTTGGTTGACGGCATCCGGCAATTGCGCGGTCGTCAGCGCGAATTGGTGCATCGTGTCGGTGATCGCATTGGCGGCAGGCGACAGTTCCGATCCCGTCGCGCTGGCCAGATTGACCGCCGCCTCCGCCGCGCCGCCGAGAATTTCCTGCGCGCTCAGCCCGCTCTTCGCCAGCTCGTCCATTGCGTTCGCGGCATCCGTGGCCCCGAAGTTCGTGTCCTTGCCGAGTTGCAGGGCAAGGTCCGACATTTGCTTCAATTCGCCGGCCGTCGCTTGAGACGATATGCTGAGCTTGATCATCGCCCCTTCGAAGTCGGCCGCCGATTTGACGATGGCCGCTCCGGCCGCAGCCACCGGAATCGAAACGGCGACCGAGAATTTCTTGCCGACGTCGCTGATGCGATCGCCGAGCTTCGAAAACTCCCGCTCCATTTTCGCGAGGCGCTTTTCGGCTACATCCGCACCCTGTTCGAATGCCGCCGTATCGATGCCAAGCCAGACACTGAGGCGCGCAATGACGTCAGCCATAGCCATACGCTATTCCTTCCTCTTCATCTTGCTCTTGGCGAGCGCCAGCAATTTTCGGGCGCCCTCGCGGCTCTTTTCAGCCGGACTGCGGAGATATTCCTCGAGCGGCTTCAGTTTGCGCTGGCCCGCGAAAACGGCGCCGTGCCACCCCATCGAAATTGCGGCTTCACGCGATGATCGAATGCGGGCCGCGACGATCAGCGAGAACGCGCGCGGGGTTGTTTGCCAGAAGGCTTCGGGGTCGAGACCGGCTTTGCACCATTGCGACCAGAGGACTTCGTAGTCCCACTCCGGGCCTTTCCCGATTCCTTACCCTCCGCGGGCTTGGGCATCGAAGAGCCGACGGCCGTAACCATCGCGAGGGTTACCGCGTCGGTGTCGGACACGATCATCTCGCCGACTTCGACGGCGGTGATGTCCGGATGGCGCCGGCGCAAAGCACCGAAGAGCAAGGCACGGACAGCGCCGACGAAACCCTGGCTGAATTCCGACATGACTTGCGGCGCGGGCTTGCCGGTGAGGGTCTCGACCTCGACCAGAGCCTCGAAGTCGAGGACGAGCACATATTCGCGCCCGTCGCTCAACTTCAGACTCGCCTCTCCTTTGATGGGGTTCATCCGATCAGCTCACATAGGCTTCGATGTCGTCGACGGTGACGATCCGGAACGTCGCGGTTGCCTCCATCACGCCGTCCGGCGTCACCCGGCCGCGCGAGTAGCCGGTGCATTTTGCCGTGCCTTCGATCTGGGCGACCGGCTCGCCATTTTCGGGCAGGACAGCCTTGAACGCGCGAACGTCGGCCTCTTTCAAGGCATCCTCGAGCAGCACGTCGGTGTCGCTCAGCGGGCGGAAGTTGAGCAAGACTTCGAAGTCGCTGTCTTCGTAGAAGCCGCTCAGATATTCGCGCCGCCAGCCGCCCGCGGCCGATTTGAGGTGCGTCTTTTCGACCTGCTCGCGCGACCCGCCGGTGGGAACGTCGAATTCCTTCACCTGCACGAGTTCGTAGAGCACGCTGCCGTTATGCAGCCAAAACTCGCCCATGTAGCCGAGCGAGGCATCCTGTGTTTCTGCCATGGTGAAAAATCCATCTATGGGAGGGGCGGCGCCTCACGACGCGGTTGCCCGATTTGACGATTGGACCTGAACCTGCACGGCCAGCCGGTCCAAGCTGGCGCGAATTCAATCTGCGAAGGTGTGCTCCATCATCGCTTCGACGATCTGGTGATGGATGAACCCGTTCGGCGTGTCGGTGCCTTGGCCGTCGCGGGGGCCTTCGCACTTGACCCGGCCGACGCGACCTCCTGTTGCCGACCAAGGGGCGCTGACTGCCTGCACGATCTTTGTGCCAAGTTGCTTGGCCGCCCCAAACGACGAGGCGAAGCAACTGGCCTGAATGCGGGTGCGGCGCGAACCCTGATAGCCCTTCAGATGCTCCGGTCGCGGGTCGCTGATGACGTGCAACCGGACATAGGGCAGGGCGGCGCCTTGCGGGACGACGCCCCAATAGATGCGGGTCGAGACGACGGCATTGACAGCGCCGTTCGCAATCAGTCGATCGTGGAAGGCAGTTGCGAGGTCGGCCATCTTACCGCCCCCTCGCCAGCTTCCGCGCGATGCGCGCCTTGGCCTTGTTGATCTCTTCGGCCAGGGTATCGCGGACCCGGCGCACCGTTGCTTCGCCTTCGCTATCAGCGGCGGGGCGGGCGTAGGCGTTCGGCGACATTTCTACCGTGCCATCCTCTTGCCAGCCAGCGTTTGCCCGCGCCCGTTTTCCTTCCGGTGCGGGGCCGGCCATCACCTGCACGCCGGTTGATCGGTCGAACTTCGCGGATCCCCGCGACCGCTTCGCCGTAACGCGCTGCGTCTGCATCGTCTCTTTCAGGTGCTTGCCGTCGCCGTCACGGTCTTGCGGGTCATAGGGCGCAAGCTGGCCCATCTTGACCCGGATGCGCTCCATCGCCTTCGTCGCCGTGCGGTTGAGGACATTGCGCGCGGTCGCTTTCGGCAAGTCCTCGATCAGCGCGCGTTCCAATTCGCGGAAGCCCTCGATTTTGAACGTCTGCCGTGCCATCACAGCGCCCGCTTCGCCGTAAATTCGATATCGTCAATGCCAGTCGGGGACTTGCCGACGATATCCCAATTCTCGCCCTCAAGAACGATCCGATCGGCAACACCGACCCCGCGCGTCACGCTGTTCGATGGCACCACGAAATTGGCCGCCTGCGTCCCTTGCTCGCGCGCCGCTTCGCGCTTTTCATCGCCGCGGCCATAGAAGACATCGGCCCATTCGTCGCCGATCTTCGCCCACGTCTGCACCTCTTCGCCGTATTCGTCCTGCGTTGCCGTGAACCGCTGAAATGCGATCAGCGTGTCGCGCTTGCGGTCCTTCATGCGACTGTCGGGGTCCGATAGGGACCGGCGAGCGCGACGACCGCGCGCGGCATCTGGTGGATCGGATCGAGGTCGACCTTATCCTCGGGGCGATAGAACCATTCGACGAGCAGCAATTCGGCGGCGACCAGTTCGTCGGCATAGGCGTCGGCTTCGTCGCCCAGAAAGCGCCGCAAAGCTTGGTCCGCCGAATTGATATGCGACGTGATCAGCGTGTCTTGATCATCGTGGCGGATGCGCAGATGCTCTTTGGCAAGCTCGAGCGTGATCATGCCGCCTCCATCAAGTCCAGATGATAATGCTCCCGAGTGAACGGGTCTATTTTCCGCACATCCCAAGGCTTCAGATTGCCGGGGAAGAACAAGACTCGCGGCGGGGTCTTGTCCCGGCGCGTTCGATAGGCGCCGCCGAACCAGTAAACGCCGTCGCGATCGTCCCAGACCTTTTCGCCGGGGCCGAGCTTGTGCATCAGCCACGCTTGATCGGACCCGCAAAACAGGCGACCCGATTCCAGCGCGGCCGCCTGGTTGAAGTCCTCGTAGACCTGCGGACGACAGCCTGCGGTCATCATCATCATAGACCCATTGTAGGGACGACCCCGCAGCGTGCCCTTGAACAGCACAAGATCCTCGGGCCGATCAAACAGCGGATCGAGCGGGCCGCCGACCACAACGTCAAGATCCATGCTGACGAACCGCTCACCGAAAATCTCCCCGGCATCGCGGCGGAACATCGACAGGCGCCGGTAACATTGGGGTCGGCCATTGGTCCACCGGGGGTTCGATATGTCGAGGAAATCACCCGGCGGGGCGATAATCTCCACGCTCGCGTCAATCCCTTCCGGCATATCGGTCACGCAAGCGATGCGATGCGGCATCGACAGGTTGCGGCGAACCATGGCGGCCCACGTGTTAACGTGCTCGGCAGTGTAGAGGGTGCGGGTCTTTTCCTGCCTCCAGAGCCATGTGATTATAGAAATCACAGCGCGCGCTCCCACGGCAGGGAGAACGTCTTGACCTCATCGAGCCGCCCTTCTGCCGCCTTGCGCGCGATGACAGCCTTCGTGTCGCACCGATACTCCGGCACCTTGCGCCCCAGCGTGGACGTGTTCGCATCCGGCACGATGTCGCGCCAGTAGCGGACCAACGGCACCTTTTTCAGGAAGCCCTTTTGCGCGATCGAATAGAGTCGCTGCTTGAACTGTCCGTCGGTGCCATAGCCCTCGAACTCTTCATCGTAACCGCCTACGCGCCAATAGAGGCTGCGCGACATGGCGAAGCTGTTGGGGTGCGGCTTCAATTGCCCCTTGTCGTTCACCGTGGGCAAGCCAGTGTCGGCCTCGACGCGGTGCAGCATATAGGCGGTGTTGCCGTCCATCTTGGGCAGGCGCTTCAACAGCGCGTCGGCGGCCGATGCGGTCAGGATATGGTCGATGTCGGTTAGCAGCAGCCAAGGCGCCGCGGCTTCGTGCGCGCCGATGTTCTTCGCGCCGTGCTGGCGCCACGGCCGATCCTCCAGAACCCGATAAATCCGCAGCGCCGGTAGCCCCTCGGGCCGCTCGACATCAACCGCGGGTTCCGGCGATCCATCGTCTACGATGACGACCTCGATCTGCGCTTTCGCCTTTGCGGACCAGCGGGTCATCTCGGCGTATTGGAGGGCGAGCATTCCGCTGTTCAGATAGAAGGGCATGACGAGCGAGAGGATCATGCTTTGCTGTCCTCGATCGCGGATTCGATCAATTCCTTTGCCGCCGCCTCATGCGCGTGAATTTGGAACCAGATCACGTCGGCGGCATCGCGGCTCAATTTGCGAAATTCAGCGCGGGCCCGCATCGCCTTAGCTTGCGCGAGATGCGAATTTGCCATGACGGCTTTCATCGCGATCATGATGCGATCGTCGGTCACGCCGCCAACTCCTGCGACAGCGTGCAAAAGACCGGGATACCCGCCTCGCGCGCGATGATCCCCGCCTGTTTCGGGCAGCTTTCAATGAACATCTCGACCCCCAGCCTTTCCGCGTGCCCAGCTTTCCACGCGCCCCGGCCGCCCGCTTCGCGCATCGCCGCCATCCGCTCGCCCTTGCTCGCCCACGGCGTCATTGTCAGGCTCTCAAACTGGATGCCGTGCCGGCGCAGCCATGCTTCCGTTTCGGCGCGATATTTCTCCGCGCGCCCGGTGATGATGTGCCCAATCGGCCGCTGCGGAATGAACAGCGGCTCAGCGTTCGCCAGAAACTCAGCGTATCGCGGGCCGTCGTCATTCTCGGCCTTCGTGTTGTCGCGGCAGAGAACGCCGTCGAAGTCGAAGCCCCAGCGAGGCAGGCGAATGTGCTTAACCCAATTCCACGCGAAGACCCGCGGGCCGTGGACCGTCTCGAACCACATATCGCAGACCGATTCCGGCACGACCTGATAGGGGCCGAAGATCGCAAGGCGGGTTGCCTTCGTTCCCTTCGGTAGCAGGGCCACAGCGCGCTTGAACGCGCCGCCCTTGTTGCAGCTATCGTCGACCAGCAAGACGCGCTTCCCAGCCGCCACAGGGCGACCGGAGCGGCCATGCACGATGCCCCGGCCATATCCTTCGACATCGGCCAGCGGCATTTGCAGCTGGGTCGCGATGATGCTTGCCGGGATCATCCCCGACCGCGGCACCCCGACGATGCAGTCATAGGCGCCCCGGTCGATCCGGTGCAGGTTCGCCGTGATGATGCGGGCCATGTCGGACAGGGTGCGGACGCTCAGCATTTGCGGCCGCGCAGCCCCATGTTGATGCTCCGATGCTTCTTGCTGCCCCTCGGCTCGGCAACCGCTTCCAGATCAACCAGTCCGGCCCGCTCAAAGCATTGCCGCAGATACCGCGGCGTCAGGATCGCCCGGTGCATGTTCGCGCCCCCGTCGCCCCGCTTGGCGTAGCAGAGAATCCGGCCCGCCGCGGCGACGAAGGGATGATCCTTGTGCAGTTCGCGCTTCCACGCGCCCGGGGACCGATCCGTCTCGCCCGTTTCCTCCCATTCGAGCATCGCCCGCATGATAGGCGCGGCGTTGACGGTGTGGACCTCGAGCAATCCACCCGGAGCCAGAACCCGCGCCCATTCAGCGATCGTCGCTTCGACGTCGAACCACTCGATATGTTCGATGCAGTGCGAGGAATAGACTTCGGCGAAAGCCCCATCCTTGAACGGCAGCCGGCGCGCATCCCCGACATGATCGGTGAAGGGACCGGGAAAGAGGTTGAAGGTCTCGAAGCCCGGCAGTCGCTCAGCGCCCGGGCCGATTTCGAGGCGCCTCATTCCTTCGCGCTCTTGCCGTCGCGCCCCTTGCGAGCGGCGATCATCCAGCCGCTATCGGGGCTGTCCGGCTTGGCGCTCGTGTCCTTCGTGGCAGCCCACAAGCTGCCGCCCCAGACCGCCATGTCGCCCTTTCGCCACGTTCCCTCCTTCCAAGCGCCCCGGAAGATCGGCACCGGGAATTCCAGTTCGAACGTGTGCATCGTGTCACCGCGGAGGAACTTGAACTCCAAGGTCCGTTCATCCGTCTGCTCAATGTCGAAGTCGTCGAGCGTGAAGGTCTCGCCCGGCTTTCCATCCTTGCCCACGACGAGGCCGAGATTGTGCGCCTTCCCGTCGCTGGTCGTGACGACGAGATTGCCGTCGCGGTCGATCATCGCGCCGGCGAGGCCGATGCCGTCCGCCCCCTTCTCGGGCGGCGGCAATTCGCTAACAGCCTTTGCGATGCCGTCCGCGATCATCTTGCCGATCGCTTCCATGTCGGGCGCGATGGGTTCGGGAGCCTCAGGCACAGGGAGCGCCGCCACGGCCTTATCGACCATCGCCTGTACTTCTTCCGGCTTGATGCTCTTTCCGCCCTGTGGCGCCGGGATTTCGGCAATGGCGGCCGATACAGTCTCGGAGGCGATCGACTTGGCTTCCTCGGCGGTCACGTAGCCCTCAAGGCTCGGCATCTCGCGCTGCTCGACGGCTACCAAGCGGGCATCGCGTTCCTCGCCGGTCTCGACGATCGCATCCATGCGGGCGATGAGCGGCTGCATTTCCGAGGCGACATCGGGCAGGGCATCGGCGATCATCCCGCGCACGGTTTCCGCGTTGACCAGCCCATCGACGCTCGGCATTTCGCGGGCTTCCAAGGCGGAGAGGCGCTTAGCGAGGTCGGCGTTCGCGGCCTTCAGCGCCACGTTCTCCGCACGCACGTCGGCAATCTCGGCGGCCACATATTCGCGGATTACCGGCGCAAGCTCGGCCATCATGGCTTTAATCGCGGTCGCGTTCATGCGGCCTCCAATTCTGAAATTTGAATGCCTCTTGCCGGCAGATAAGAGTGACGGGGCGACCTTGGTGACGCTGCCCGACACAAGCACGTCAAAATATGTCGAAGGGAAAATCCCTGAAAGGTTGTTGGGCTTTACGCGCGATCCTCGAGGCGGTTCGACTAATACAGGGCCGCGCTCGCCGACAATATCCATTGTGTGCGCCCCTACGGGTTGTGGG